TTAAGCCAATCTTCCATCATCTTTGAATGAACAATTTATTAAAATTCCCATTCCCCTCCCATTATATTCTACACTATCAATTTCATAATATTTGCTCAAATATTGAACTTGATATTTTTGTTCAGGTGAAACAGTAGATGAATCTAAATTCAAATCACTATCCCATCTAACTAAGAATGATACTTTATTGGTAGAAACAATTGTATCATCTTCTACTTTTTCTTTTCCTTTGTAAGGCATTACCATTGACCACACACTTTTTAAAATACTTCTAGCTTTAGAATAACCACCATAAGAATCCTGTGTTCTAGTTAGCTCATATATGGTAATATAAGTATCTAACTTCCCTGCTTTTAATAATTCCTTTTCCATTTAATACTCCCAAATTCTATAAGGTTCTAATAAATATTCTGATGTAGTAGGCATCCTATGAACCATATCCTCCCTCTTTTCATATAAATTACCAATAATAAGTAACACCGCCTGCTTAATTGGATCAGGCACATCACTTGATGCAGCTCCATATCCACTAACAAATGCAATATTTACTGCATCAGCTCTAGAGTATATAGAGGGAAAGTCTTGACCATCTACCACTTCAATGAATCCTTTTTGATTTTCAGGATTTATGACATTATAATTTGATGATGACCAAATTTGTGATGAATTATCACTATCAAAGTAAGCAATTGAAGCAACTGAGCTTATAGGAGCTTTAGGTAAAAATATCTGTGCAAGACCTGTATATGGTGAATAATAACCACCTAATGAATAGGTGTAAGATTTTAATATATTAGATGTTGTTGCAAGATTAGCATTTGAAACAAAAACATCTTTCCAATCCTCCATAGTCATTGTATATGAAGTATTGATAAAGTTGCCTCCACAATATTTCTCTGCAAAAGAAGTAGCAACTTTTATTAAAGTTCCAATATAAGTATCTTCTGCGGAATGTGTAACACGCAAATGTGTTTTAGCCTCTGCTGTTGTTAATATATCACTTGATGCAGCAGAAGTGATTGTTAATCTAGCCATCTAAAGAAGTGTTAAGAAATAGAAAGGAGGGTAAAGAGATTAATAATAGTAGTCATTAAATCCCTTTCCCCATTTTGTTTTGTATTTACCCCCCTTATTCTATTTAAAATTAATATAATTATTATGCTTCAGTTAACTGAACAAATGCTGCTCCATTTTGAACTGCATTACCATCAACTAATGAAGTCACAACCATTCTTGGTTCTCCTGTTCCTGCATTTGTGTAAGGGTCAAATAAAATATCTAAACCACCAAATTGTGCAATATGAACTTTCGAGAAGTCACCCATAAGAACATGGTCTTTTGAGCCTGTTCCATTTGCAGCAACATTACCTGAAACAAAGGCATAATATCCATTTACTCTTTTGTCCGCAGGGTCATAAGCAGCAGAAATACTTGCAACTTGTGCTTCAGTTTTTATTTTAGCATAAGCATCAGCATCCATTAAATAAGCCATTCTAGCGCCTTGTAAATTAACATTTGCAGCAAGTAAAGTTTCTTCCATTGAGATTGCATTTGCCGCAGTAAATTCACCTGTAGGTCCTGTAGCCGCATCTGCAAATATTGATGCAGGAGCATTTGAAACATCAGATGTATCAAGTAAAGCGCTTTCAAGAGTTGCCGCTACACTTTCCGCCATATTTCTTCTTAGAGCTGCCTCTAAACCTGCATTTTGCGCCATAGCTTCAGCAGAAACATTTACTATTGAAATACATTTTTTTGGTGATAATGTAATTGAAGTAGCTGTTCCATTTGCCGCAGGAGCAGAACCTCCTGTTTCAGCAACGAATCCTGAATTTATTGAACTAAACACTGGGAACTTCATATTGTTAACACCACTATAGAAGTTTGCTCCTGCTGATGCAAGAACTAAATTTGCTTCTAATTGGTCAGTCCATGACATAACCTCAGTCGCATTTCCTGCATCTGTTCCAACAGCTGCTCTGTATTGAAGAACAGAAGAAGGGATTGCTATACCTTTATATGATTGACCTAAGTATCGTGCTTCATTTCTTGCTTCTTGATCCATTTCCTTAACTATACCTTCCAATTTTCCTGTGTATGCTTGTTTCATAGCACTCTGAAAAGAATAGTCACGCAATTCTTTTGAAGATTCAGTTGGTTTTGTGCTTGTAGATTTTGAAGCAATTGTTGCGTTCAATTTTTCTAACTTTTCACATCTTTCGATTTTTTTATCTATTTTTTTGATTTCAGAATCAAAGCCATCAAATTGGTTTGATTCCTCCTCAGTCAAATCTCGCTTTTCATCTTTAGCAAGATTAACAAGAGAATCCATATTTTCTATAAGGATTGCTCTTTCTTCTTTTAATTTTAAACTTTCCATTTATTTATTTGTTTTTTAATATTTGTAACTTTAATTCCATAAGATTTCTTTTATGCAAATCTTTAGATTCTTTGGCTTCTTGTTTTTCGTTATATAAATTTAAATTTCTTTTGGCTACTGTTGAAACATTTGTTCCTTTGTATGCAGGGATGGTTACAGGTGAAACATCTATCAATCGAGAAACTTTCTCTATTGTTCTGATAGGTTGCCCATCTTTTCTTTCCCAAGAATCTTCTTCAACTATAAAACCAAAAGATGATTCATAAATATTTCCTGATTTTAGATTAATCAATAAATCGTTTCCATATGACAAGCCTTCAGGAACATCAAATGAATATCTTAATCCTTTTGAATCGACAGTTAACTGTAATGATCCATTATCCGTTCTTGCAAGTGGGAAATTCATATCATGGTTAATTAAAGCAACTACATTATCTTCCATCACACTCTCAAAAGCCCTTTCAGATACTTGCTCTCTAAAACCACCTAAGTCCTCAGAAAGTGAATTAAAAACACTTGCATAACCCACAACCCTTCTTGGATTTTCTTCATCTACTCGCATTTCTGTTTTATTAAAAAACCTTCTTTCAAATCCTTCTGCTTTTTGTAGATTCCTGTATGAATCTTCATCATCATGGTCGCCCTTATTTATTTCTTCAATTACTTCTTCTACCATCTCATCATCATCTTTTTCTTTTAAATAGTGGATTACATAATGAGTTTCTGTTTCTTCAATAAAATCAATATGTCTTTTTATGACAGATTTTTTTCTTTCATCTTCAAACATATCAATCAATTTGCCTGCTGCTTCAAAAATATCTTCATGTTTAAATTGTGCTGCTCTTTGTCTTATAGCTGTTAATGCTTTTTTATATACTTTTCCATCTTTTCCAAATGGAAATTTATAATGGTCTTTTGTTTCTGCATCCGCATCTTCATTAACACCTAAAAACCATTTTCCATAATCGGACCAATTATCATCACCCAAAATTTTATTTCCATCTTCTGCTGTAAAATCCCATTTACTATCCATGTCAATTTTACCTGCATTTATTAATGATTGTGCTTTTTTATATCCTTTATTATTCAGTTTCATTTTTATTTATATTATCTATTGAACCTAAGTTTAATGGAACAAAATGTCCATCTAAACCTTCTAATCTGTTTAAATCTTCAAACTCCCTTATTTCATTTGCGGACAACACTCCTATTTCAAACAACCTCCTGTAATAGTCACCCCTCGAATCAACATCCGCTCTTAATAATTCTGATACTCTAAATTTACACCAATGATTTTTTTCTTCACTTGCAGTAAATACCTTTCTGTTAAATTCTTGTTCGATATTGACTAAATAAGGCATTAAGGTATAAGTAACAAACTCAATAGATTGTTGCTCAATATTATTATTTGTGCTTCTCTCTAGGTCGAAAAGCATATGCGGTTGCACTCTAAAAATTCTAGCTATTTCTGCAATTGTGAACTGTCTGTTCTTAACAAACTCTGCATCTACTAACGGAACAGATATTGGTTTGTAAGAAACTCCTCCTTCTAATACCGCTGTCTTATGTGTATTACTCAATCCTCCAAATCTATTACCCCAAGATTTTCTCAATCTTTCTGCTGATTCTTCAGTCAATTTACCATCAGTTTGTAACACACCTTGCAATATCGCTCCATTCTCAAAAAACTTTGCTCCAAATTTTTGAGTTGCAAGACCTACACCAATTGCTTCTCTACAAGCTGTAATTGGTGATTTTCCAACCATTCCATCATAAGACAGTCCAACAAAATGCAGTATTTCTTTACTCTGATATGTTCTTTCATTTGTTTCATAATAAACCCTTCCATCTTCTCCTAATTTAACATCCATTAAATTTGGATCAACAATATCAAAACTAATTGGCTTTGCTCCACCATTTCTGTTTATAATAGCATAAGCATTACCATATAA